TGCTTGCAGCATAAACCCTACACCAATCGTTACGATGTTTAGTAAATCTTTAAGCAAGACTGCCCTAAAAAACAGCAATCCCAATGCCGCCCACAACATCAACACAATATCTACAGAAGGGGTCTTGTCAGTAAGACCTGTCATTAATGCCAAGATAGAGGGAATCGTTGCAGCGTGTAGGCAAATGTTAGTAAGCCAGCCCAGTGTATCAGCAGATATCTTACTGAATTTAGTGGTAATAAAAACGGTGATCGCCGTAACAATCGAGCTGACAAAGTTGTAAATGTGTTCCATTATTTTTTATTCCTGTAAAAAATGTGATTTCCGATTTTAGTAATTTTCTCGTATGGCCAAGCTGGACTTACATATACTGCGTGATAATATAAAGCATCACGCAAACTATCAAGTCTAAATCCCTCTAAAAGAACCTTTTTAGCTACAGCATAGCTTTCTTTATAAGCAGCGTCAATTGGTTTATCCTTTTGCATTCCAGTACAGTACCAACTAAATTGGCATATTACTTTCTCCATAACAAAATTCTTTTGATACACCACTCCACAGATATCATTAGGAAAATGTGGGCTATCTACTCTATTCAATGTAACCTGAGCGACAGCAACTTTACCTTCAAATGTTTCGTGCCCGGCTTCTTTATATATATTCATAGCAAGACAATCTAGGGTCCTATCCACATTTGTGGATGATACATACGATTTTGGTTTGTCTATTACAACTTCTTTTAATGTTCCAAACTTAAAAGTAATTACCGCGTTTAACAAAAACGCTATCAACAATAAACCAAAAAGTCTATTGATTGTTTTAATGGAAAATTCCATTTTACTTCCTTTCTTAGGTTATGACAGGTATTAATTCATACTAATCATTATAGCACAAAGGCTATGAGTTTGCTAGTAAAAAGGGTAACCTATTGTACCCAGCAATCACAATTACATTTGATTACTTCATCAATTGCTTCTGCCACCGTGTAAATAGATGGCAGCAGTGTGGCGGCTGTATAAGCCGCATTCAGCGTAACGGGCAACAGAGTTGTTGCTTTTGAGCCTGCTAAACTTCCGGGCTCTACTGCTTTTCCTGTATCGATTGGCAAGCCGGCGCCTGTTGCTACTCTAGGTCCTGCCCTGACCACAGCAATAGGGATAACGGGAACCCCTGGCTGAGTTCTCGGCACACCTTCAGTCCCGATACTCCCGCCACCGGACTGAAGCCCAACACCGCCAGTCCCGATACTCCCGCCACCGGGCTGAAGCCCAACACCGCCAGTGCCTCCACCATTGAATGGTACTCTTGCAGGGCCAGTACCATTCAATTCCGGGCCCAATAGATTAATACCTGCGACGTTTGTTCTAGCAGTATTGAGGATTTCTGCTATAGGAGATTGCTGACCTAGCACAGTAACACCACTAGTCCCACCTGGGATCGGGCTAGTAACCATAAAGAGTTCGGTGTTAGGATCTACGTACCCAATTGGTACCGGAGTAATAACATTCCCTGCAGGGTCTAGCTGTGTAAGTATGCTAGGTGTGGTGTAAGTTGTGATCGGTGAGTCAGGAGTACCGTTAATACCCACTACAGGTATTCCACTGAGTGCTAGAGGCAGCGTGCCATTCGCAATCAACAACCGTTCAACTATGGGATCAAGCGCGCCGGCGATGTTATTATCTAACTCAATCCCTATTGCCCTTAATCTATATTGATTACGCTCTTGACGCATCATAGCAACAATGCTTTGTCCACCCGGTAAAGTTAGGTTAGAAATAGCTTCTAGTGTTTGGGCTGTCATATGTGGCAACGTGTTCAGTGCTAGATATGGTATGGCATCTACAAACACATAGATTGATGTGGGGAACAAATTCAACCAGATATCTCGCGTAGTAGTTGGCACAGGTGGAAGACTTGCGTACCTAGCCCGTTGCTCTATCAACAATTGCGCCCCTGTAGCATCATACGCAGTATTCAAATCTAATGATAAAATAGGGCGTACGGTGCGGATGACTGCTATTTCTGCATTAGCAGCGTCAATGTATCCCTGAACAATACTATTAGAGAACGATCCTGTACCGGGAGGGTAAGCGATTGTTAAAGTAGGAACTGAACCTGAGGTAGCCGGAAAAGTAAGTCCATTGATAGAGGTAACTCTACCAAAGTTAGTAATATTTGTATCATCAGTTCCTATAGAAGACGTAGGTGATGCCCAACTACAAGTTACTGTCGGCGCTGATGCACCTTCTCGCCCATATCCTCCGCCTGAATCAGTGAGAGTTATACCTGATATAGAATAGTTGCCAAATCCATCTGGCCCGGTATATTGTACTGAGGAGGTTGCAAGTTCCCAAGTAACTGCTAGATACAATTGTTTATAGATGTTATATAGCGTAGCTGTTTCTATCGTTTGAATGCCTGAATAAATATCCTGCCACATATACGGCAATCCGGACATACAACCAAAAAAGTCACTCATCGTATACGTGCCGGAGGCACCGCTACCCAGTGCTGTTAAATTGTGTCCTGCCGCCGCTAGCGGTATGTTGGTAGGAACATTGGTCCCGTTAACCTGATCCAGCCCTTTAGTAGTCTCAATTGAGTACACTACCTGTGCAAAATTTTCAAAATTAACTGCCCTAATGTTTCTAATTTGTTGCATAGAAGCTGAGAACGCTCCCGCACTAGTGGCGATATCATCAGGCAATATGCCCTCTAAGAAGGATCCAAACCCCTCTGCTGCTACTTGAAAATTTAATGATTCAGCCATTGTGATTGATACTTTCTAAAACGGTCCGCCACCACTGTCACCATTATTAAAGGGGGCAGCAGTGTAGGTACCGGTGAACGCTGTTCCGGTTTGCTCTTGCTCTCCACCAGATATGATTTGTTGAACTATATCTATTACAGGGGTGTTTGGCGGGGCATCTATAATTGCGTTGATAATTTCAGGCTCGATAGAAGGCGGGATAATTATCGGTGGTAGTCCTGGTGGAACAACGGTGCCGACAATTGCTTTAACTTCCGGAGATTCTATTCTAATGCTAACCGCATTCTCTTCAAATATCGGATAATATGTTTTACTATTTGTAGGGCCAGGATTGGCATTATATATAGGAACAGTAAGTGATCGGTATGAGTTTGGGAATATTTTTTTAATATTCAGCAAGTCGGCCAATGAGTCTAGCCCCTCTGTTTTACAATTTAACGGGACTAATATATCTGCCAAGTCTTGACCAACAATTATTAAAAATGCGCCGTATATCCGTTGTTCTTGTTCCTTACTAATAGAAGCTGCTGTGCCCCTGGTAATAGCATCAATTTCGGAACTGATCAATCCAGCCGATAGCAATGCCACACTCAGTGATTGTGTTTGCGCATTGTATTTTTTAATAGTTTGTAACAATACCGAAGGTAATCCAAACTTCAAAATCTTTGATAGATCAATAATTTTACCAGCAGTAATACAATCTTGACCAAATGCAGTTGTTGACAAGCTAACACCAGTGATATCAGCACTTATCAAATCATTCATATTGCTGTAGGTGCCTTCTAAGAAGGTTTGTCCTTGCTTCATCGCATTGATAGCAGTGTTAGAATAGCGTACAAATCCATCAAGTGTTAAGAAGGATGATACAAAATCTTTGTATTCTGGCATTCCGGCGCCGGCTGGTATGCCATTCCAATTAAACTCATTCCAAGCCTGCAATGCTGGTAATCGTAAGTAACCCCACTGAGTTACACTTTTGTTCGCATTATTAGTGTTGTAAGGTATCCAAGTTGCGCTTTGTCCTTGCCCAGTATCGCCTACTTCACTATATCCAGTAGTAGCTTCACCTTGCCATCTAGCTGAGGGATCGGATACTATGTAAGTAGTTGGTTTACTATCACCTAATGCCGGTATCGTGCCAGCCCCAATTGAAATTAAATTGTCATAGGTTGATGTTCCGGTGGGGGTCTGCGCCACCACTCCTCTAGTATAAGCATCATTGATTGCATAAGCAAGCAATCGAAGACAAGTTCCTCCAACCACAGTGCCCATTGTGTAATCAGTGTTTGTTTTGCTAGTGCCCATATAACCCTGAGCGACCGGATTAATGTAAAACCCTACATTTTGTAATAGGGATCCGTTTACATTAACGCCCAGTGGGCTTTGTTTACCAGACTGGCTCATGGGCAGAATACGTCCGGGCTACCTTCAATAATCGTGTGACCACAGGTATTACCTGAACCTACTCGTAAGACAGGGTCACCCTCACAAATAACAGTGGGGCTACCATCTGTAGTTTGTGCTGCCTGATGTGGCGGGTGTGGTTTTCTTCCAAACGGGGCGTGCGAGGTGATTGCGCTGAGATGCAGTCCCACGGGAATTCCATTAGCAAACACCGTACCTGCTCCCCTGATTATGGTTCCACCGGTAGTGTTTGCATCACCTTGTCTACTTAACTGTGCCATATGTCTATATTGTCTTTCTATAGTATATTTATGCATAGTTAACAGTGCTGGTATATCAGCTTAGAATTAACTTTTTCTCTGGAACTTTGATACCAGTGGTCGCTTCCAAATATTTTAGTTTTACATTGTCATCGGTTGCTGCTACAATTGAAATACTTTTAGTGTTTAACATAAATTTACCTTTTGGATCCGCAGTGAACACACTAGGCACTAAACCTAAACCCTGTGGACCCGGAGCAATTGATACGGGTTCTTCTACTGTAATAAACCCGTTCATATCTGTGTCGCCTACTACTTTGGCTATTAATTCCTCACCACTGTTAAGTTTTAAGGTAACTACTGTTCCTATTGTGAATTTCATTGTATTCCTTTTAATCTGCTAATTTTTGTTTGAGTTCAGTGAACCCACCCACAAGTTCTCCATCAATGAAGATTTGTGGTACCGTGCGGGCATTTGGTACTGCCTCTAATAATTCTTCTTTGGTATAACCATCGCCTATTTTGCGTTCTTCAAATGGGATACCTTTTTGTGTTAGTAATGCCTTTGCTTGATCGCAAAAGGTACAATGGTATTTTGACCAAATAACTGCTTTCATTTTATTTCCTTATAGTGCGGGTAATTCATCATAGTGTAATGATTCACTCATCACTCCCATAACATAATTCGTGCTTTCTGTTTCCTGAAGAGCAGACTGTTTTTTACTTGTGTCAGTGTGTTTATTAAACCACGGAATAGGAGTAGTTTTGGGTGAGAGAGTTTGATACTTGATTCCAATTTCTTTCAATGCGCCCATTGCAGTGTAATCCACAAAGTCTTTGAGAATATTTGCGTTTAGTCCAATCACCGGGCCTTTGTTGAATAGATAGTCTGCCCATTCTTTTTCTTCTCTAATAACATCCACATAAAGCTGATATACTTCGTGTTCGCATTCTTGTTTAACTGCTGCAAAGCGGCTGTCTTCTTTAACTACTTGGTTGATGATGTATGCTGTCCATCCCTTATGTAACAACTCATCTTGCAAGATTAAGCTGATGATATTACCATTACCCATAAAGAGTTTATTCTCAACCATTGCCAAGCTAGTAGCAAATGACACCATAAATCTAAATGCTTCTAGCGCATAGCTAGCGTGTAATGCCATCCAAATTGCTTTAATATGCTCACTTTCTACTACTGGTAGATGTAATTGTTTTTTACAGTTGAGGATATGCAATGCTTCATAGTAGTTACCCACACTTGAAGCCATATCAATGATTTGTTGAGTATCGTGTATGGTATTGAAGATATCTTTTGGAACATTGTAAATATTACGAATGATATGACTATAGCTCTTGCTATGAATATTTGTTTCAAAGAAGGTCCAGTTGTAAATCAATGCTTCAAGTTCAGGCAATGATACTACCGGCATAAAGACTTGACTTGGTGCTCGGCCCTGTAAGCTGTCTAATGCTGTTTGTCGCAATAGATTGCTAGTAAAGATATGCTTGACTGCGGCGCTGGCGTCCTTGAAGTCATTAGCATCTTTGCTTAAGCTAATCTCTTCTGGTTGCCAAAAGAAACCACGGGCGGTTTGCTCAAAATCAGCAATCTTGGGATACTTGACCTCTTCAAATCTTTGGATGACCACCGGCCCAGCAGGATCCAGGAACATTTTACGGCGCAGATAATCTGTTTTAGTGTTTAGGTTGTATTGTTCTAGGCTCATAGGGTGCAACTTTCACATGATTCTTCATCATCAAAATTAATAGGCATCAGAGGAGCAATTTCAGCCTCTGACTTTGATCCTTGCTTGTCAATTAAACTATAATACAGAGTTTTAAGCCCATATAAGTGAGCCTGCATTAAGTTCTTTGCAATCAAGGTAGAGGGCACTTTACGATCTGCAAAATGCTTTGGGGAGTAGAATGTATTAGTGCTGATACTTTGATCTATGTAGGCGGCCAACACTGCTGCTGTTTTCAAGTAGCCATCACAATCTTTTTGATCCCACATCAATTGATACTTCGATTTCAATTTGTGGTATTCGGGGACAACTTGTGTTAATGACCCTGCTTTGCTTTCTTTAACGCTAATCAAACTCATTGGCATTTCAATACCATTAGTGCTATTAATAACAACGCTTGAGCTTTCAACTGGAGCAATAGCCATTTGAGTAGCATTCCTGACTCCATACTGTTTCATATTAGTGCGTAGTGTTTCCCAATCAAGTTCAGGTGCAAAGTTTGCTAACTCATTTACCCCTTTAGCCCTTAACTCCCAGGGGAATATTCCCTGACCATACCTAGTTTTATCGCTATGTAAACAAGGTCCACGTTCTTTAGCTACTTCTACAGTGGCTTCAGTCAAGTAAAATGCCTGATGTTCCATCCAAGATTTAACTTCCTGCAATGCATCTTTCTCACCATATTTAAGGCCGCGCTTTGCGTGCCAATATGCTAGATTAGTAACACCAATGCCCAATGGGCGAATTTCATCATTAGACAATTTGCTTTGGATACTCAAAAAATCTTGGTAATCTAATATGTTGTTGAGACTACGGGCGAGAATCTTACAGGCTCGCTTCATATCTTCTGGATTACGGAAACTTCCCCAATTAATGCTACCAAGTGTGCAGAGAGCTATCCTGCCGGTATCATCGTCTAAACGTTTAAATGATTTTGTAGGAAGTAGTATTTCTTGGCACAAATTGGATTGATAGATAGTATGAAATTCTGGATCAAACGGACCTTGAGCTTGAACATTATCAATATATGTAAGATAAATTCTACCAGTATCAGTACGCTCTTTCAAAATTCCACTCTTAAACACCTCTTCCGCACTCATTGTTTTGGTGCGGAGATCGGTTCGTTGTTCGTATTTTACATACATTTCTTCAAATGCAGGTGTATCACGATAGAAGGCTTCATACAGTTCAGGGACTTGGTTGGGATCGAAGAAGGTTATTTGCTCACGATTTTTAAACCGTCTCCAGAAGAACGCATTTAGCACAACATTGTAGTCCATATGCCGAACTCTAGTTTCTTCTGTGCCTTGATTGTTTTTAAGCACAATGAGGTCATCAAATTGATAGTGCCAAATTGGATATGTGATGGTCGCACTGGCGTTGCGGATCCCACCCTGCGAACAGCTACGCAGATCACCAAACCATTTCTTTAAGAATGGAATCATACCTGTGTGCATAATCTCACCACCGCGAATGGGGCTACCTAGTGGGCGTAGTCGTCCAATTTCTAAACCAATGCCGGCGCGTTTGCTGGCATACTTTGCCATCATTTCGCCACTAGCAAAAATACTGTCAAGATCATCATCACTGCGAATGAGGACACAACTAGAAAACTGCTTAGTGGGAGTGCCAAGCCCAGCAAGAACAGGAGTAGCGAGAGTGAATAAGCCGTCACTGGCTGCATTGTAATATTCCTTTATGTAACGCATTCTGGCAGACAAAGGTTCTTCTTTGTGGAAGACAGTGGCGGCTGCAACAATGTACCTAACCTGTGGCGTTTCGTAGCTTTGTTTGGTAGAGCGATTTTTTACTAGATATTTCTCAATCAGTTGCTCAATGGCGGCATAACTATATTGCTCGTCTTTAGAATGATCAATGAACGAATCCATTTTATCCCATTCCTCTTCAGTATACCACACCAGCAACTCAGCGGTATAGAGTCCTGTTTCTACGTTTGTTTTTACAATATCAAACAAACGGGGAGGCTCGTATCCACCATACACATCTTTGCGTAGCATAGATAGTCTTTGTTTACC